CCGATGGGTGCCGCGTACCGCGGGCCCCGGGACCTGGCCGTGCTCGAGGCTCTGGACTCGCTCGACAACGACCCCCATGCGCCCCGACCAAGGAAGGCCGCCATCACGTGAACAACAACGACGAACGCGACTATGCCGAGGAGCAGGCCAATCGGCGAATCGGTCGGGACGAGCTCAGCCGCGACGATTGCGCGCGGTGTGGGCACGCGGCTGATGTGTGCGCCGGGATGTGCGGCGACGTGTGGACGTTGACGACCCGGGCGGTCGCCGACGGCGTCGAGCCGGCGACGGCCGAGCAACGCGAGATCGCCGACGTGCGTCACATCGTGTACGTGTCGCGGGCGCTGCTGGCGCAGTTGCTGATCCGGCAGTGCCCCGGCCCGCACGTGTACGGCCGGGCCGGCGGCGGCCTGCCCGGGTACTGCTCGGCGTGCGGGTACACCGTGACCGGACGGTACGTCGGCGGCGGCGGCGGCGGCGGCCAGTGAACGCGCAGATCCGGGTATACGCCAGTGAGCAGACCAGCGGCCACCGGCCCGGCGTCCGCATCGTATGCGCGTGTGGTTGGGGAATCGTGGCTGTCCACGGCAACGAGTCGGCAGACCTAAGCGACATGATCGAAACTGTGATGTCGCATCTCTGGTCGGCGCACGGACTCGATGAACTTCCGCGGCCGGCGGCGGCCGGCGGCGGCCAGTGAACGCGCCGCGGCTGCGGCCGGCGGCCCCGAACGCTCCCGGCGGCGGCAGGAGAACTTCCTGGCCGATCGCCGAGCGGTGTGACGATATGACGCCCGAGACGCGGATCGTGCAACTCATCGATATGATGGGTGTGTCTGATGAGGCCGGGTTCGTCGTCACAACGGGCTGGCCGCCTGAATAACCCCCCTGGTATGCAGAACGGCCCGCGTCCCCTCCCCGGGGTGCGGGCCGTTCTGCGTCCCTGCTGGTCAATCCTCGGACGCGCCCGACGCGGTCGCGTATCGGATGGACGCGCCCCGGGGTGTTGCTCGGTGGAGTCCTTTACCGCCCGTCAAGGCACGCAGGTCGAAACGGGCGGTACGGGGCACCCCGGGGCGCCCGGGCAGACTACCGGCTCGACGCCGGTTTCGCAGCCTTGACCGCCGGGGCCGGCGTCACCGCGGCTAGGACCTGCTCGAGCTTCGCGGCCTGGTCGGCGAGGTCCTTGGCGAACTGTTGCTGACCCTTGTTGATCGACCCGAGGGACGTGTCGACGCCGGCGTACGGGTTCTCCGGGTCGTTGACGGGCTCGCCGTTCGCGAACCGCGGTACGACGTCCGCCTTACCCCCGGCGGCGAGCAACGCGGATTTGCCGTTCGGGCTCTTCGCCCATGCGGTGAGCGCGTTCTGCCCGTCGGTGCTGGCCCACCACTTCTTTGACCAGCTCATGAACTCAGATTCGGTCACGTCGTCTCCCCATTTCTCGACCAGGCCCCATGGGCTGCGATCGTTCTCGAGCTTGCCGGTGTCGTAGCGGGCGGAGAAGTGCGCGTGCTCGGTGTGCGCGTTGTCGCCGCCGTAGTCCTGCCAGACCCATCCGTTTTCGTCGGATGCAATCTGACGGTTGTAGATCACGTTCTGAAGCCGGTTGTCGACGCCGGTGCGGTGGTTCTTGACGATGAGATCGGTCGCGAGGGACATCGTCATGCCGTTCGGCCATGGCCCTGTCTTGTCGACGTCGATCGCATGCACTTCGTCGGTGTTGTCGGAGTCCTCATCGTGGGTGGCGCCGGACTCGTCGGGGTTGTGATCCGAGTCTCGGCTCGAGTGAGCGGCGTCGCCGATCCATCCGTCGGTTGAGTCGTCGCGGGTCTGGTTGAGCTCGTCGAACTCATCGCGTAGCGCGTCCAGGCACGGAACTAGTACGGCCATGGTCAGTTACCTCCGTTCGGTGCGGGCTCGTCGTCGACGGCCTGCGGGGCCGGCTGAGTCCACCGTGCTGCGGCCACACCCCGCACGATGCCGGACTCGACCGCGGTAGCGATCGTGGCGTGCATCGGCCCGTTCGTCTGCGCGACGACCCGGTCGAGCTTCGCTGACTGCTGATCCTGTTTCGCGTCAAGCTGGGCGGCCTTGTGACTGTTGACAAGCTGGCCGGCGAATAGGCCGGCGGCCAGGCCGGCGAACGCGACGATGCTGGCCGCGGACCAGCCGGACCAGACTAGGAACCCGACGAGTCCGGCGACGCTGACAATACCGACAGACGCCACGATTGCCTGCGGAACCGTGTCGATCTTCAACGGATCATCTCCCCTGGTCAGAGCATGATCGATTCTCCCACGGGGGTACGTCATGATGCGCTCTTGTAGATCGCCAGGTATCGCACCGTCTGCCCCGATGCACAGTCCTGAAACGCGCCGTTGTAGTTGATGATGTGGAGTCGGTCGAGCGCGGATCCCATGTACGCGTGGCCGGCCTGCGTCGGCGGGGTGCCGCCGTAGATGCCGGCGACACCGCACAGAAACCAGCGTTCCGCGGCGGTGATCGGCAGGCCGATTGCCATGCCGCCGGTCGCCGCGGCGGTCGCGGTGATCTCCGCCTGAGCGATGATGATCGACCCGGCGCCGGTACCGATGCGCCAGTAGCCGGCCCGGGTGACCGTCTTGGCAATCGCGGCAGGGGTGCCGCCACCCTGGTTGTTCAGGAACGTCGGTATGAACGTCGTCCACGTCTTGAGCGCGGCCAGTGCGTCGCCGATTCCGTCGAGTGCCGTGTCGGTGTCGGTCGCGAGGTTCTGAATGTCGGTCCACACCTGCGGGGCGGCGGTCGACGCCGGGTACCGCAGCGCGTAGTTCGGGGTAATGCCCATGGCCTGCCTTCCTGCTCAGACGGTGCGGGTCCAGTCAATGACGATCGTCCATGCTGCAGGTAGGTACAGCTTCGACCAGTACGACACCCACGGAACGCCGGTCGCGGAGAACATGCCGATGCCCCCGGCGGTCCCGTCGACCAGGGCCTGACCCCAGCTGGTCGGCAGGGTGAAGCTGATCGGGAAGTCGTTGTCGGCGGTCGGTGTCGGCGGCCCCGACGTCGACGCGCCGAGCGTTGGAGCTCCGGCCGGCCGGGTCTTTTCGGTGATCAGCCGCATCGTCGCCGGCACGCCGACGGTGTGTGACCCGCCGCGTAGCTGCTCGAGGCGCAGCCCGGTCACGACGGCGCCGGCGAGGCTCGAGGGTTTGTCGCCGTAGAACGCGGCACCGGTGCCGTTCTCTGCGGTCGCGTTGCGTTTGCCCTGGTAGATGTGAATGTCTGTCCAGCCTGCGACGGGATACCAAGTGCCGGCGAACACGGGCGTGACGGTGAGGGTGCCGTTGATCACGGTCGGGTTCGGGTCCAGCTCGATCAAGACGGGGGGTAGTTCCGTGACAGCGCTTGAGTAGACGCGGGTCGACGCGATCCATAGCTGGCCGTACCGGTGTACGAGAATGACGTCGCCGGAGCCTGTGACGAGTCCGCGTGCGGCGATGAGCTGGCGCACCGCGCCGTTGACGTTCGCCATGAGCTTGTCCGCGGTCACCCCGGTCAAGGCGACGGCGGTGAGGGTGCCGGACTGGATATCGCCGGCGATGTCGCCGGGGCGGACCTTGCGGGTCATGATGCGTGCTCCCGTAGGACGAGGGTCATCGGCCCGGAATCGGACGTGTACGGCAACGTCATGCTCTCGACGACCGACGGGATGTCGAACCCGGAATCGATGCTGCGTACGGGCCGGTACTCGACCAGATCGTTACCGACCATGCGTGGGTCTGGCACACAGTTAACGATGATCTTCTGTGCGGCGAGGCCGGCCTTGCGGCGCAGCATCGCGATAGCTGCCCTCTGGCACTCGTCGGCGGTGCCGAGCAGCGGCGAAAACATGAAGATCGGCACCGGTAGGGGGTTGAACGGGCCGCGGAGCGACGTCGGCGACCCGGGGGTTTTGTCGTAGGCGGCGGCCATGTACTGCCCGGTGCCGACCGCGACGTCCATACCGCGGGCAACGACGACGTTCGCGAGCCCGTCGCGTGACAGGCTGCCGCCGATCTCCAGCACGTTCGCATAGTTTTGGGCGACGCCGTCGTCGGTCGAGTAGTTGTACAGCTGAACAAACCCGCCGGTGGCGTAGTACCCGGCTGGTTTGACTGCCAGCCATCCGCCCGGGGTGATCTGCGCGGTGGCCGGCCACGCGTCGAGCAGGTTGTAGAGCGCGCCGATCCTGTCCTCGTCTTCGTTGAGCCCTGCGGGGACGGTCCGGTCGAGTGCCAGGACGTCGGGGTCGACGATGATCGACAGTGCAGGCTCGACAAGCTGGCGCAGCGCGGTGACGAACGTCCCCGAGGGTTGGAACGGCTGGACGAGGCGGGCCTCGTCGACCAGGCCGAGGAGCCCGACGGCGGTAACTGCGACGGCGTCGCCGTCGAGCGACACCTCTTGCGTGAGGAACTCTCCGCGGTCGAGCCATTCGATCAGGCCGCCGGACACGCCGATCCCCACGCTGATGTGCAGCCGCTGACCGTACGGCGCGAGGGGGTGTGTCGCCGACGTGGGGATCATGTCGACGCCGTCGATGACCCGCGGGATCTTGATCTGGGCCCGTTCCGGAACCCGGATCGTCGCGTCGAACTCCTCATTGCCTGCGGTGATCGGCAGGTTCGACGCGATGGTCTGCCCACCCAGCGACACCGACGCTCGGGCGTGCATGGTGAACGTGCGCCCGTTGAGGATCTGGTGACACTCGTCGCTGCAGTCGATCATCCGAAATCACCCTGTGCCAGTGCAAGATAGGTGGCGTAGTCCGCGGCGACGTCGGCGTACGTCTGGCCCGCGTAGTACGCGGCCAGGTCCGCGTACGTGTACCCGGTCGCCTCGAGCCCGGTCGGCCAGCCCGACGGGACGTACGCGACCTGTACGGCAGTGATACGTCGCTCGTCGGAGCCGTCCTGGCTGAATCGCCGTTCCGCGGAGCCGAGGACCGCGAGGTACGTGTCGACGTCGTAGACCGGCGCCGGCCCGCGCTGCAGGTAGATACCGGCGGTGCAGTCGGCGAGCAGCGCGGTGAGGTTGTCGCGGGCAGTCAGGGTCAGAGTCAGATACTCGACGGTCGTCTGTGGCTGGCCGATCGGCGAGCCAACGACCCGGTTGATTCCGTCGGTGACGTACACCGTCGCTCTGGTCGACGCCGACAGCGCGTCGATCGCCCCGATGGCTACCTCTGCCGACAGACCGTTGATCGCGTCGGAGAGCGCGACCTGGCCGCCGGGTAGCGACACCGTCGTCGGGCCGTCGGTGTCCGACGTCGTCGACCCTTCCACTAGTTCGTAGGTGAACGGCACACCGAACGGCATCTCCGCGTCGACGACTAGGTGCACCGTCGCCGGCCACACGATGATGTCGTCGGCACCGCGCAGCGCGGTCCGGGCGCCGCCGACGACGCGGTAGATGGTGAAGAACCCGTTAACGAGCCCGGTCGCCGTGATGAGCTTGCGGGGCGGCCATACGGCCTGGTCGATCACAGACAGGGTTCCGGCCATCAGCGCGCCCCTACTCGTTCCCGCCAGTTGCGGCGACGCTCGTTGTCGTCGATGGCCTGCGTGGTGATCGCACGCACCGGGGCCCCGTCCAGGGCGACGTTGACCGTCGATGACAGGTTCACCGCGGTCGGACCGCCCGTGCGGTACTGGCCGGCGCCGGCGGCGATCGAGCTGGTGTACCCGGTCGCAGAGAACGTCGACGTCTGATCCTGCTTGCGCAGCGCTGCGGCGTCGCCGGACTGGTGTACCCGCACGGTGACGTTGACCGTCTTGTCGCGCAGAGCCGCAAGCCGGTTGATGACCGTGTTCACCTTGCCGCTAGCCCGGTCGAGGAGCTCCACTTTCGGCTTACGGTCTGGGATGCCGATAAGGTCGTCTGCCAGGCGGCGCGCGGCCGCAGCCGACCCGGTCGCCGCGTTCGCCACCTGCAGGAAGTTAGACCGGTTCGACCGCAAGATCTCGTTCGCACCTTCCCCGGCGCCGTGGACCTTGATGTACGCGTCGTACTGGGCGTTGAGCTTGCGGGCCAGACCGGCGAGGGTCTCACTGTTCGCCAGGCCCTGCTTCGTGTTCAGGTCCAGGCCGCGGCCGTGGGCGGCGACCGCCTCACGCGCGGTCCGGAACGCTTGCGCGGCCTCCGTCGTCGCTTCCATCAGCGACACGTTGTCGCCGATCAGGGTGCGCTGCGTCGCCGCGAGCGCCTCGAGCGTCGCGGCGTAGTTCGCCGCCGGGCCGTTCGCCGCGTCCCAGGCCCCGGCTGCCGCGGCCGTGTGGCCGGAGAGGGTACCGGTCGTATCCGACATCTCCTGAATGCGGGCGATGACCGGCAGGAGCCCCGGGGCGATCTTGTTACTCAGGTTGTAGATGTCGGTGAGACCCGTGATGATCGGCCCGAGAGTCAGCGCAGCCCCGGACAGGGTGTCAAAGATCGTGTCAATGGCGGTCGCGGCACCGTCCGCGCCGGTAGCGATCTGGTCGAACATCGTTTCGAGGGCGCTACCGAACTGTGTAAGGCCGCCACGGATCGACGCGATGACCGGCCCGGCCCGCGAAACCAGGGTGTCGAACCCGCGGATCAGTGACTCCGTGAACGCGAGCACGCCGTCGGTGAGCGGCCCGACGAACTTCGATGAGTTGGCGAAGATTCGCTGAACGTTGCCGGACACGCGGTCGAACCCGGCCCGAATCTGGTCGATGGACTGCAGCACCGGCACGATGAACGGGCGGGCCGAATCGGTCAACGACGCCAGTAGGTCCGCGCCGAGGGTCTTACCGGCGGCGGCGACCCGCGGGTCGCGGGCGGCGAGCATGACACCGCCGAGGACACCGCCGATGCCGGCGCCACCGATAACCGCAGCCGACAGGGTCGCACCGATCAGCGGCGCGGCCGCGATGACGCCGGAGCCGAGCAGCGGGCCGATCATCTCCGACGCGGACGCCAGGCCGCGGGTGACTGCCTGCCCGACACGCGGCCCGGCCAGCTCGGCAACCGAGATGAGGTGCTTACCGAGCCCGCCGAACGACTTCTCTGCGTCGTCGGTCATTTTCTTCTGGGTTGCGGCGACCCGGCGGGCCGCCGCGTTGAGTGCGTTGCCGGTACGGTCCGACGCGGTCACGTTGAACTCGACGTCGCGTGCCATAGCTCACCCCCTCCGGATCGTGTCGAGGGCCTCGTCGACGGCCTGGTCGGCGTCGTCGTGCCACCCCGGGGTGTTCTCGAGCGGGTCAGACCACCAGCCAGAGGCGACCGCCTGGACGTGCCAGGCGTTGCCGTGGCGGCGCCCGTACGTCGGGGCCCGGACCGTGCCGGCGTCGATACGAGTCAGATCGGAGCGCTGCCGGACAGACTTGCGGGTGCCGCGCAGCCGCACCCCCGCGGACCGCCCGGCGTACGAAATCCGCACCGACATGGATGCGGCCGCCACCCACGCGCCGAGCCCGCCCGCGTGCGGCAGGATCTCGATCGCGTGCGCGCGGGCCTCAGTCAGTGCGGGCCGGGCGGCCCGGGCCAGGGCGCGGCGTAGCGCACGGACGATGGCGCGGCGGCCATCGAACGCGCGTAGCTCCGCGGCGAACTGCTCAGCGCTGACTGCCACCGTTCCCCCTTTCCTGCCTTCGTCAGTGCCCGGCGACCTGGCTGCGTAGCGCTGCGAGTCTGGCGTTACTGGCCTCGTCGCGGTAGTGCTGCTCGAGGGTGTCTACGTCGCGGGGGTGCCAGCCGACGAGCCCTGCCGGGCCTTCGAACGGCTGGCCCGAGACGATCGCGAGGTGGAGTCGCCGGCGTCGTTCGGAGCCGTCGGGCCAGGGTCCAGGCCCTGCTCATCCTCGCCGTCGGTGGCCGCTACGGGCGGGGTGACGTCGTCGATGTCGACACAGTCGCTGGTGTTGAACTGCTCCCACGACCTGCGGGTCAGACCCTCGCGGCGCATCGCGTTGTAGGCGATGAACCGCACCGCGGTGACGATCGCGCCCCGCGGGAACTCCTTCGCTTCCATGGCCGCCCAATCGCGTTGGTCGGTGTGGATCTCGTGGATCTGCCCGTCGGCCATGGTGACGACGAACGTCGACGACGTTCCCGACATGTTGATCTCTGACATGGGGTGTCCTTCGTGGTGCGCTGGTTAGGCGATCGGGGTGTATACGGGCTCGCCGACGACACCGAAAACCATTTCCATCTCGGCGAACTTGCCCTGCTCGCCGCCGAACGGCGGCCGCAGAGCAACGATGGTGAACGCGGCCTGGTCGTCGCCGACGGCGTCGTTCGGCGCGAGGATCACGTCGACCTGTTCGCCGACGGCCAGGGCGCGCAGTGCGTGCGCGAGCCCGCCCGTTCGGTTGATCTGCAGGCCCGTCAATTCGAACGTGTACGACGGGCTGTCGACGTCGGTGACGACGCCGTCGGGGACCAGGGTGCGGTATGTCTGGATTGGCTGGTCGGGGACGATCCTCGCAATCCGACACTGGTTGGCGTATTCGACAGTGTCGATCGTGACGATGCCGTTCTTGACGACGAACGATCCGGGCGCTGCAGGCATAGCTCTACTCCGTTTCTCCGGTGATGATCAGTGCTTGGTAGGCGGCCTGCGAGCCGTCCGCGTTGAGCTTGCTCGGTTCGATCGTCTCGATGGCGAGGACATTCGAAACGGCGTCGATGAGCTGGTCGTAGATGCCGTCGACGAACTGGTCAGCGACGCGCATGTCTTCGGGCAGGATGATGATGACCCGCCATTTACGGGTGAACGTCGTCGCGTACGGACCGCCGTCGACCTGCAGGTCGCCGCCCCATTGGGCCCATCCGTCGCCGGGTTTGAACACCGTCGGCGGGTACACGTACCCGACCAGCCCGGCGACCCCGGCGACGGCGCCGGCGAGGCTGCCGCGGGTCGTGGCGAGACTGTTCATCCGACGGTCACTTTCCGGTACGGGGCCTCGAGGCGGCGCACTTCCGGGTCGTTGCCGGGCACGATGATCTGCGACTCACCCTCGACGGTCTCTTTGACCGCGAGCGACAGGTGGAGCATCGCCAGTGCACGCTGAGTGCGGCGCATGAGCGCGCCGCGGAGATCCGGCGGGTACGCCGCGGGGATGCGGCATCGGGCGAACTGTGCGGCGCGTTCCTGAGCGAGCATCGCCGCGACCTGCTCATCGGTGTACGAGTGCGCACCCATGTAGGTGTTGACGTCGTCGACGATGGGCATCTCGTCGCCGTCGACGACGTCGTACGCCTCTGCCACCCACCGCACCGCGTACGGGGAGCCGACCGCGACCGCGGTGTACCGGCCGGGGGTCGCGATGATGTGGACACCCTGGTACACGCCGGGGCACGTCGTCGACTCGACGGTGACCGACGACGACAGCCCGGCAGGGTCGGTGACGGCCATCGTCGTAGGTGCGTCGCCGGGCTGGCCGTCGTCGGTCGTCGACAGCACGCGCAGCACCCATGCGTCGCCGACGGCGCGGGTAACGCTGGCGAACGACAGCCGCTCGAGCATCGGTTCTCTCCCCCTGGTCGTGACGGTGACGGGGCCGCGGCCCGGCCCGGGACACCCCATGTGTTCGGGCCGGAACCGCGGCGGTACCTGCTACGGAACGGTGTCGTAGATGACCTGTCGTACGCCCGTGATGTCCGTGTTCGCCAGGGCCTGATATCCCCAGACGGCGAGGCGCACGTACGCGACCGGCGAGTAGTCCCCGGTCGAGTTGATGCCGGGGAACTCCAGGCGCTGCGGGCCGGTGTCCCAGGTATGCACGACCTGCGAATCGAACAGCCACGAGTTGTTGGGGGCGCCCGCGGTCGACGACAGGGCCCACGATGGGGCGACGCGGACGCCGGCGGCGTCGACGTACGTGTACCGCGGGGCGGCCTGCCCGTCACGGTTCTGCGGGCTCAGCATCGGGAAGATCGACGCGCCGTCGGTCGTCTCCGCGGTCGCAAGCGCGACGTACAACTCCTGCTCGGTTGCCATCGTGTCGAACCGGCCGGCGCCGCCGCGGGCGAACTGCAGCCGGGCAATAGCCTGCTTCCAGATCTTCGCCAGGGCCTTATCGATCGACCCGGCAGCGATGAGGATGTCCGCGGCGGCGGTGAGCGTGTTCAGGAACGTCGCGACACCCGACTCCAGCTCTTCATTCCACTCCCGGACGAACTGCTGCCAGATCAGCGCGGTGGCCTGCGGCGTGCCACCCTGATCCCACGCTTCGCGGGTCATGTCGATCGCCCCGGAGCGCGCGGTCGGCACGATCGTCTGCGTCGTGACCGAGAACGATCCCGGGGTCGGCTCGACACCTTCGGTGTGCGGGGAGACGAGCCCGGCAGACGCGTTGAACTTCGGCAGGGTGAACGACGTGATGTCGGCCAGGGTGCCGCGCCGGGTCGCCTGAGTGAGCGGGTACGCGTAGTCGCGCTGCGGCACGTACATGTCGGGCCGGTTCCGTACCGGGTTCAGCCCGGTCACGTCGGCGCGGTCGACGTCCGCGAACGTGTAATGCTCGGGGCGCATCCCGTACCGGTCACCGACGGTCATCTCCCGCATGAACCCGAGCGCCCTGTCGTACGCGGCGCCGTCACGGTCGCGGCCAGCCCGGACGAGATCGGCACTGAAGTCGTACTGCGGGCCGGCGGCGAGGTTCCCCTCACGGTCGAACCGGTACGGGGCGGCCTCGGTGACCTGAGCGGGCCCGGCAATCCGGGGGCCGCTGGTCGAGTGCCGGATCGTCCCCTGCGGCTGCTGGCTGCCGCCGCGGGTCGGATCGACGAACTGCGGGCCGGCCGGCGCCTGCGGCGGCGCCGCGAACGTCTGCGGCTGCTGCCCGGCCACGGCCTGCAGCATCCCCCACATCTGGTCAGCGGTGAACCCGGTCGGGCCGGGCGTGTAGGCCGGCCCGGTGGGCAGGGTGACGGCCGGCGGGGCGCTGGTGGGCGCAGCCGGCGCCGGCGTCTGGGCGGGCGCCCCGGCGGCCTGCGTCTGCTGGTTCGCGAATTGCTGCTGAGCGGGGGGCGGGCAGGCCACGTTTTCGGCGTGAACGTGTCCGCAGAGCGAACAGCGCATCAGTGATTCTCCATTCTCTGCGGCCATCGTCACGGACGCGACGCGGGCATCCCTGAATGCCGGTACGGCAACCAGGCTGATCTCTACTCCTTGCGCGGCCCCGACCGGGACGAGCCATACCCCGGGGTTTTCCGGGTCTGGGACACAATCGGCATGATCGAAATCGACGCCGACGGAAAACCCGGTACGTACGGACTCTTCCGGGCTCGCCCACGTCAGGGCCTGGTCGCCGCCCCGGGCGGCGCCGCCCCGGGCGGCGGCCAACCTACCGTCGGGCCCGTCGACGATCCGGGCGAAGTGCCCGACGCTCGCCGACTGGACGTGATCGACGAGCAGCGGCACATGCCGCGGGTCCGGCCAGACGATCGACCCGCGTTGGAAGCGGTACTTACGGCCGTTCTTACGGGCGATCGCGTCCCTGCCGTACGGGACCGCGGTACCGGAGATGATGCGCCGCTCCACGTCGGCGTGCGCGAACGTCTGCCGTGCGGGGTCGGTGACGACCTGGGCGACGCCGTCGAACGTGACCGGGTTACCGCCCGCGGCCAGACGTGACGGGCTCGAGGTGGCCGGCTGCCGGATCGGCACGACGTTGCCGGACGCCGGCGTCGCCGCGCGCGGTTTACGCGGGTAGTTCTCCGCGTCTGCGATGTCGTCGGCGTCGAGCACGCCGAGGGCCTGCATGCCCTGGTAGTACGCGACCCGGTCGGCAGGGGCGGCCTTGAGGTAGCTCGTCGGGTCGGACCAGACGCGGTGCCCGTTGCGGGTTATGTCGCCCATCGACAGGCGCTCGTCCCATGCGGTCACGTACGGGCCGAGCAGGTCGTTGATCCGGTCGATGCGTTTGTCGACCCGGTTCGAGTACGTCTCCGTCTGGCTGGACACGCCGAGGTCCGCGGGCTCGAGCCCGAGGGCCAGTGCGACGTCTCGGGTCGCCTGTTCCTGCAGTTGTACTAGCTGCAGGTCGGCCGGCGACAGGTTCTCGACCTTTTCGTAGCCGAGCGCGGCCGGCACGTACCCGGTGGTGTGCTGCCTGCGGGACTCTTCCCACGCGTCCAGGATGTCCGCGACCGCTTCGTCTTGAACGGGGTCAGCGCCCTCTTTTGGGGCGAGGTAGCCATCCATGCGGGGGTTGTCGGCGTAGAGCAGCGCGGTGGTGCGGTACGTCGCGGCGAGCTTGATCGTCGCGCCGGCGGCCTTGAGTACGCCCGGGTTCGGCGAGTCCACGCGTTTGATCATGCGGTGATCGGCGGGTTCCCCGTCGACGTAGATCTGTGTCAGCGTGCCGTCTTCGCGGGCGACGTAGTCGCCGGGCATCGGGGACTGCCCGTCAGCGGACCGCAGCGGCTGCAGCGTCACCCGGTGCCACGCCAGGTGTTCCATATGCGTCGGATAGCCCTGCTGGTCGGTGCTCAGTACCCGCAGCCATGCGACACCCTCAAAGAGCAGGTCCTGCATGACCTGAGCTTTCGTGACTGAGTTGGCGACGTGCGGGTCGAACTGCTCGAGCAGCGGGTTACGGTGCCGCACGTTGGCCCGGTCAAGGTCGACCTGCGGCCACGTAGCCACCGAGCAGATGAGGTTCCGGGCGCGTAGCACGCCGGGAATCGACAGGGCCTCCTCCTGCGTGGCCCGGCCCTGCCCGGCCCACATTTCCCGGATCACTTGGTCTACCGGCCGGTAGCTTCCGTCGAACATCATCCGTGGCCGGCGGCGGCCGGCGGCGGCCGGCGGTGCCGGCGCGACCAGGGCGCGCGCGTCGGCAACGGTCAGCCAGTCGATCATGCGCCTGCCGATGCCACGCGTCCGCCCCATGATCGGCAGTGTAGCCGCAGGTCATGACGTAAGGGGAGATCAACTCTTCGGGGGTGTGCCGCGGCGCGCGTCGAGCGCACGCCGCACCGACGATGCGACGACGACGCGGGGCGTGCCGATCGGGGCTGGCAACGTCCGGGCCAGGTGCACCGCGCCTGCCGCGGCGTACGCGGCGTCGACGTGACCGTCGCCGCGGCGGGAGAACACCCACACCTCGCCAGGCTTCATCTGTTTCTCGGCGGCGAGGATCTGGTCGTCGAGTAGCGGATCACCCGCGTGCACGATGCCGGCCCCGTCCACCTCGACGGACAGGCCCATACAGATTGCGGTGGTCTCCGCGGAGATCTCCGCGACGGTGACTCCCGGCGGCGGCCACACCGACCGGCCCTTGCGTGCTTTGAGGCCGGCCGCGGCCGCGGCCGCGGGACCGCCGGGGAGCCATCCGAACACCTGCGGCCGGATCTTCGCGAGCAGGCCGGGCAGGTCGCGCTGCATGTCCTTGACCGCGGTCGGCCCGGACCATGCCCCGACGATCCGGCCCCGGCCCGGAAGGTCGACACCGGGAATCTCGAGGCGCACGCGGTCGTCGGCCATCATGCCGGCGACGACCAGGGTCGCGTGCCGCAGGTCCGGTGCGACGTCGACGCACGCGGCCAGCCTCGAGCGAAGCTGCGACAGGTCGCCCTCGACGCGGGCGGCGGCCCACCCTGTTTCGGAGATGGCCGGGTTCATGTTCCTGACGCGCTGACACAGCGCTTCGGTACGGAACCCGACCACTTCCTCCGGGTCGGCGCCGGGCAGCGCCAGCCGGCGGGCGGTGCCGAGCAGAGAATCCCAGTCGTTGCGGCGGCCCACGTTGGGGTTGGCTTGCGCCAGTGCGACGATGTCGTCGACCGCGCAGCCGAGCGCCCCGGACCATTCGAACAGCCCGAGCCGAGAGTCGCCCTGGCCCGAGGTGAGGTACTCGAGCGCCGCGGCGTACAGGGTGTTGAGCACGACCGATCCGTCGTCGCCCATGTTGCTGATGTAGATGGCCTGGCCGTATGGGCGGGCCGTCATCGCGTTGTACGCAGCCCGGTACCCGGCCCAATTGCGATGCTCGCGAAGCTCATCGCCGATGAGCCTGTCGATCGACTTACCGCGGCCACCGCGCGGCGACACCGCCCCGATCTTGTACCGGGCCCGGTCGGTTGTCCGCAGAACTTGAGAGCCGTTCGCTTTCCGGATGGCGTCTTTCGGCATCCGGGCGGCCAGGGCGCCGGTCGCCAGGGCAAGCTCGCACGCGGCCTCCCACGGCTCTGCAGCCTGCTCGAGCGACGTCGACGTACCGAACGTCAGCGGCACCCGCTCGACGAACATCCAATAAAGGGTGAGCACGACGAGCAGGTGCGTCTTGCCGTTCTGCCGGGCGACCAGGACGAGCGCCTGCCGGAACCGTGGCCGGCCGTCAGGCAGTAGCTCGCCGAGATGGATGACGAGCCATTGCTGCCACGGGTCCAGCGGCATCCGTAGGACGACGGCGGCGAACCATATGACGCGCCAGCCGTAGCTATTCGCCGGCGAGAGCCTCTGCAGTGGCCGGGTCCAGATACGCGGCTGGATCGTCCCCAACGGGAGCGTCTCCGTCTCTGAGCTCATCAAGTGCTGCAGCGGCAGGATCGACGCCATGAGGTTCACCCCCTCGAGTGGCCGGGCGGGCGCCAGGGCTCATGCCGAGCTTGTCCAGCACGGACTCGTACCGCGGGCCGATCTTCGTGATGACGTTCACGACCCGGGCGAACGCGCGCGACTCTTCCTCGTCCTGCTCGGCGGCATCCTGCAGGCGATCCTCTGCGTCGTCGAGCATCGCCGCGTACCTGCGTGCCAGGTGCACCGTTGCCAGGTCTCGAGGTAGATGCGGGGCGCTCGAGATCGCGTGCTCAAACGCAGCGGTATGGCTGGTGAACGCCTGCTCGTCGTCCTGGTCGTCCGGGTCGTCTGTCACTCGATCACCCCGGGTTCTCGCGGTAAGCGCAGTCGATGTGACACACCGTCACACATCAGGATGCATTTTTGTCGATCATGACTCGGGGGGAGAGAGGACAC